CTGAGCGGCGGCGGTCATAGAGGAGTCTCGAATGGCAACCCGCGTCGTCCAGCCCCGGGATGCGGTGATCGACCGCTTCCAGGCGACCATCAATGGCACGTCGGCCCCGGACAAGAACCGCATCGGCTACATGTCCCGCAAACGCGCCGCCCATACGCTCGATCTCTTCAAGGCGTCGTTCGGCAACCCGATGACCGACGACCAGATGTCGGACTCGCTGCGCAAGAGCGTGTCGGTCGCAACCGGCCTCACCTACTACGATCTGCGGGCCCCGGCCATGAACCTGTTCCCGACCGTGACGCCGATCCGCAACAGCCTCGCCAGGATGCAGCGCGAGCATCCCGGCGAAGCCGCGCACTGGAAGGCGGTCGTGAACACGATCGGCTCCGGCCAGCCCTTCATGGGGTGGGTCCAGGAAGGCCGGCGCAGCGCCTCGATGTCCTACGTGACGTCCAACAAGTCCCTGTCCTACATGACGCTGGGCGAGGAAGACAGCATCACCGAGGAAGCCCGCTTCGCGGCCGATGGCTTCGAGGACGAGGATGCCCTCGTGCAGCTCCGGCTGCTGCTGCGTACCTTCATCAAGGAGGAGGCCGGGCTGATCGGCGGCGACAACTCCCTGCCGCTCGGCACTCCGTCCGCCCCGACCCTTGGCGCCTCCGGCTCCACGGCAACCCTTCCGGCCGGCACGTACAGCGTCATCGTGGTCGCGCTGACCCAGGAAGGCTACCTGAACTCCTCGCTCAGCGGCGGCATCGCGCAGGCGCTGACGATCACCGGCAACGATGCCCGCACCTATGTCCTGAACGGCGGCTCCTCGAACAAGTCGCCGAACACGACGCAGCCCATCACCCTGGGCCAGGCGCTGACCGGCGCCGAGACGCCGGTCACGGGTGCCGTCGCCTATGCCTGGTTCGTCGGCGTGGCCGGTCAGGAGACCCTGCAGGCCATCACCACGATCAACAGCGTCGTGTTCTCGGCGCCGCTGACCTCCGGCCTGCAGCCCGCCGCCGCCATCACCGCGGACTGCAGCACGAACCAGAGCTACGCCTTCGACGGCTTGCTGACCTGGGCGTTCAACCCGTCCAGCGGCGCCTACGTCAACACGCTCCCGACCGGTACGGCCGGCACCGGCACTTTCCTGACCAGCTCGGGCGCCGGCGGTGTCAACGAGATCGACACCATGAACAAGGCGATGTGGGACAACTCTCGCCTCAGCGCCACCGTGATCTACGTCAATAGCCAGGAACAAAAGAACATCACGGCGAAGACGCTGAACGGCGCCTCGGCCCCACTGCTGCGCTACAACCAGGAAGTCGATGCCGAGGGTGGTGCCGAATACAAGGTCACGGCCGGCGGTGTCGTCAGCTACTACTTCAACCCCTACACCCCGGACGGCGGCGTCAAGATTCCGATCAAGATCCATCCCAACCTGGCGGCCGGGACACTCCTCGGCTGGGCCGAGCATCTGCCGCCATGGTACGTGTCGAACGCCGTGCCGGAGTGCGCTGTCGTGCAGACCCGGCAGGATTACTACAGCGAAATCTGGCCGAAGGTTTCGCGCGAGCAGTATTACGGCTGCTACTCGCAAGAAGTTCTTGCCGTTTACGTGCCGTTCGCCATGGGCCTCCTGACCAACGTCGGCAACGGCTGACCTCTCCGCAACATCGGCGGCCCCGGAACGATGCCGGGGCCGCCGACCCAACACCACTGAAGGCGGAGATGCTTCGCTTCATCAGGCGCCTTTGGCTATCCAACAAGGGAATTCCCCACAAAATGCAGATCCGTGTTGCTCCGCCGGCGCCAGGCGCCAGCATGTCCTTCGCGGTGGGCAAGCCCGACAAGTACGGAGCCGTGATGGTGGACCAGCGGATGCTGGAGCACGCCCTGGCCCACGGCTGGCGGGTCGAGCACGAGCCGCCCGACGAAGCTCCGGGCGCAAATGACGCCGCGACTCCGGAGTCCGGCGCCGACAAACGCGGCGGGAAGCAAGCTCGCCGGTCATAGGGCGCAGCCACCATGGCCACTACCCGAGACCTCGCCGACCTGGCGAGCCTGAAAGCCTACATGGTGCCGCTCGCGGAGACGACGCGCGGCGACGTCGTGCTGGCCCGCATCCTGACCAGCGTGTCGCGCGGGATCGAGCAGTACCTGAGCCGCCACCTCGTCGCCGAGAGCTACACCGAGCTGCGGCACGGCAACGGCCTGGAGTCGATGCGCACCAAGAACTGGCCGATCATCTCCGTCGCGGCAGTCACGATCAACGGCCACACCGTCACGCCGGCGCAGGGACCCACGGGGCCCGGGTACATCAACGACGAGCAGTTCATCTACCTCCGGCCCGGCGGCGTTCCCGGCGGTGGCGGTGGCCGCTTCGCCCCTGGGATCAAGAACGTCGCGCTGTCCTACGCGGCCGGGTATCTGACGCCCGGGCAGGTTGCGCTGGCTGGCCTGCCGGAATGGACGGCCGAGAAGCCGACCGCCCCAGGGGCGCAAATTCTGCCCGGGAACGGCTGCGTCTACACGGCCAGCGGCGAGGGTGCCACCGGGGCAACCGCTCCGGCATGGCCGACCACGATCGGCGCCGCCGTCGTGGACGGGCTGATCACCTGGCGCTGCACCGCGGCCTATGTGGCGCCGCCGGCTGGCGCCGAGCCGCTGCCCGATGACATCGTCGTGGCTTGCCTGGAACTGACCAGCTACGCCGCCACGATGCGGACCCGCATGGGCGATACCTCGGTCGGTGAAGGGCCGCAGCGGGTGAGCTTTATGCTCAAGAACATGCACCCCCGCACCAAGGAAGCGCTGGATCTGCATCGCGCCGTGGTGCCGATCGCCGACGTCGTGATGCCGGGCGCCGCCGGCGCAGGACGGTGGTGAGATGCCGCTCGACATCACCGTCACCGAGAACACCATCGCGGCGAAGATCAACCTTATCACGCCGGCGGTCATGAATGCCGCGGCGCGCGAGATATCGCTCGTCACCATCATGCTGGTGGGACACATCAAGTCGGTGACGCTGCCGAAGTCCGGCCTGGAGCGCCGCACTGGCGCACTGAGCCGCAGCATCGTGCCGGGCAAGGTGGAACGCGGGGCCGCCAGCGTGACGGGCCGCGTTCTGGCGGGCCAGGGGCTTCCTTATGCCCGCATCCACGAGTACGGCGGCGAGATCAAGCCGGTCCACGGGCAGTTCCTCGCCATCCCGCTCGATGCCGTTAAGACGCAAGCCGGCGTGGCGCGATTCGGCCCGCGGCAGGCTGAGAGCCAAGGCTGGAAGACGTTCTTCGCCGGTGGCGCCATCATGGGCAAGCAGCCCGGTGACGCGGAGGCGACTCCGTTGTTTGCGCTCAAGCGCAGCGTCACGATGCCGGCCCGGCCATATTTCGCACCCGGCATCCGGGACAAGAAAACCGAGGTCCAGAACGCGCTGGCGCGCGCGCTCGGCGCCGCCATCGAAAAGCTCTGACGCGTCACTACCGAGACAAGCCGGAGCGGCACGGGTTGGCAGCCCAGACCAGAGTCCGGACGAAAGGTGCCGGGCACGAGCCGTCCCGCCAAGGCGGCGCCCGGCACCCCAGAATAGGCAGGTCAGATGTCGTCCCTGGGCCGCGAGGCCATCTACAGCGCGTTCTTTGAGCAGCTCCGCACCATGCTGCTGGCCCCGGCCGGGTCATTCGGCTACGCGGGCCGCCGCATGATCAATCTCGGGAAACTGCCGGCCGAGCAGTACCCGGCCTTCTTCTTCGTCGAGCTTGGCGAGGAGTATGACCGCGGCCAGCGTTTCGCGCCCGCCAAGGTGACCTTGAGGGCGCAAGGCATCATCCAGACCCTGCATGGCCAGATCGAGGATGATTCTGCCGTCGCGGACCTGAACAACCTTGCCGACGCGGTCGAGCATGCCGTCCAGATCGCGTGCGGCCGAACGGCGCAAAACACACTCGATGATCTCGTACAAGAGGCATGGATCAACGGCAGGCAAGTCACGACCCCGGCCACCATGCAGAACCGGTGGAGCGAGCAGATCCTCGGCATCGAGATGGTGCTGCCGCATTCGAGGTAATGTCGATGTCTGACAACGTGCCGACCTACGGTAGCCTCCCGGTCGAGATCGACCCTGTTGCTTGGTTCGGACGCCGATACACGCCGCCCTCGCCGATGGACGTCGGGGCGATCCAGGATCAGATCGCCGGGCAGCTTCGCAGCTTCCTGGCAAAGGCAAACCTCGCCTCGATCGGCGTCTACGAGTTTCCCAACTACGATCTCGACAAGTGGTGGGCCAGCAAGTCGATCGCGTTCCTGCTGGTGGCGTATTCGAGCACGCGCCTAGGCCAGCCCATCAACTCCACCGCGATGCTGCAGGAACGCACCATCGAGTTCGAGATCCACATCTTGGCGCGCACGACTGCATGGGCGTTGCTTGGACCAGGATCCGTCTTCGCGCTGAATGATGCCGTCGAGGCGGCGCTGACCGGCTTCCGACCGACGGGATGCCGGAACGCCTACTTCACCGACGAGCGCTACACCCAGCAGGATCCCGAAGGTAAGGTCTGGGACTACCGGATGACGCTCAACGTCGTGACGCTGCGGCCCCAGCAGGCACCCGAGATGCTGCTGGCGAACCTGAAGCAGATCACCGATCTGGTCTCGACATTCGCCGGCGCGGTCACGGCAACCATGACGATCGCGCAAGATGGCACGCTGACACTTCCGCCGAACACCATCGTGGTCTCGGTGATGGCTCCGGCCACCGAGGCGGCTCCAGGAGGCGTGCCGGCGCGCCTGGATCGCGATTACAATTTTGCCGCCGTGGTCGGGACTTTCAGCATCGTGCCGTCCGGCATCCTGGCGCCGGACATGACGGTGCAGATCACCACGGCGCCAGTCCTCGATACCGTCACGGCTCCCTGATCAACGCCACCCCTCGACCGATGAGCGCCGCGCTTTGCCGCGGCGTCGGGCAATCCGCGTAGCTGCGGCAGACAGAAATCGGAGGCTCCGATGAGCTTTTTCCATGGCATCACGATCACCGAGACGCTGGCCGGTGGCGTGTCGATCCAGTCCGTCAAGGCTGCGGTCATCGGCCTGGTCGGGTCGGCGCCAAGCTGGGACGTCCAGTCCGGCACCCCGCCCGCCCCCAACCAGCCCTTCCTGGTCAACAGCAAGTCGGCCCAGAGCATGTTGGGGCCGATGATCGAGGGCTACTCGATCCCGTACGCGCTGCAGCACATCCTCGACCAGGCCGGCGCCAAGGGCGTTGGTCAGGTCATCGCCGTCAACGTCTTCAATCCGCTGATCCACAACACCCAGGTCAGTGGTCAGACGCTCGCGATGCCGGCCAGCGGGACCCAGTACGTCAGCGTCGGCCACATGGGCCTGATCGGCCCCGGACTGCCCAACACGCCGCTCAGCACCGCGGCCGTCGATGTCGTCGCGACACCGGGTGGCCAGACGAACCACAGCTATGCCCACGGCGACACCGTGACGCTCGCGGGCGGGACCCCCAGCACCTCCATGATCCCGGCGACGGTCCTGACGGTAGCGTCCACGCAGATCGTCTCGCTCGGCCTCAACGCCCCGGGCGGCGCCGCCACCCACAGCTATGCGCCGGGCGCCGGGATCGTGCTCGCGGGCGGGACCTCGACGGTCGCGGGCCAGGTCACGGTCGATACCACTCAGGTCGTGTCCGCCACCATAGCGGCGGGCGGCACCGGTGGCACCAACGGCACCCAGACCGTCACGGGCACGACCGGCTCCGGCACGAAGTTCCAGGCCAGCGTGACCGTTTCCGGTGGCGCCATCACGGCGGTCGGGTCCATCTCGGTGGCCGGCGCCTATACGGTCAACCCGACCACGTTGACCGACGAGCCGGTGACCGGTGCGGGCCTGACCGGCGCCGCACTGTCGCTGGTCATGGGCGTCAACACCTTCTCGGTCGTCAATCCGGGCAAATACACGGCCAACAGCGCCACCTTCACGCAGGCCAGCAGCAGCGGCGCGGGGACGGGCGCTACCTTCAACGCCGCCGTATTCGGCATCCTGGCCGCTACCGTGTCGACCGCCGGCTCCTACACGGCAGTGCCAGCCAATCCGGTTGCGCAGGCCAGCAGCAGCGGCGCGGGGACGGGCGCTACCTTCAACATGACCTGGGCCGGCCCCCCCAGCACCGTCGTGGTGAAGGCGGCCGGCGGATCGCCGACCTACGTCGAGAACACCGACTATACGGTCGATTACGTCAACGGCCTGATCTATGCCGAGTCCGGCGGTGCCATCGCGCCGAGCCTGGCCCTCTCGGTTTCGTACGCGTACTGCGATCCCTCGCAAGTCCAAGACTCCGACCTGATCGGGGCCGTGACGGGCGGCCAATACACGGGCATGCAGGCGTGGCAGCTCGCAATGAGCAAGTTCGGCTTCACGCCGCGGATCCTGATCGCGCCCGGTTATGCCGGCAACGCCGGCTCGCAGGATCGGCCCGTAGCGTCCGCCCTGGAGGTGATTGCCAACACGCTGCGCGGGATCTCGCTCGATGATTCCGCGCCCAATGTCAGTGTCGCGACAGCGCTGGCAAGTCGTTCGGACACGACCACAGCCTTCGGGATCACGGATTATCGGGTCGGCCACTGCTTCCCGTGCGAGAAATTCGAGGATCTGGGTATCGATCCGACCGCCACGATGATCAACGCCGCGGGCGTGGTCGTGAATCCCGTGGTCGACGCCACGGCCGAGGCCCCGTATTCCGCCCTCGTGGCTGGGGCCTGGTCGTCCAGGATCGTCAACAATGGGTTCTGGTACTCGCCCAGCAACACCGTGCTGACCGATCCGACCGGCCCCGACGTGCCGATCTACATGTCCGCGACCGATCAGGACAGCGACACCAACAACCTGAACGCGGCCGGGATCATCACAGTCTTCAACGCCTTCGCGACCGGCTTGCGGACCTGGGGCAACCGGTCGTCCGCATACCCGACCTACACCGACGCCAGGACATTCCTGGCCGTCCGGATGGTGCTCGACGTCATCGAGGTATCGATCCAGCAGGCCAGCCTGCAGTTCGTCGATCTGCCGATCACCAGCGGCTTGATCAACTCGGTGCTGGGCTCGGTGAACGCCTATCTGCGCGACGTCATCCGGCAGGGCGGCCTGCTGCCGGGCTCCAAGATCTCGTTCAACTCGGGCG